GATAGACAAACGAGAAATAATCTATCGTACCTATCTTGGGGAAGGCATCCCCTCGTAGGACCCTATTTACGGGGTTGCTTGCGAACCCTCCAACACTCTCATGAGTTTTACGTAAGTTACTCCTATCACCTGAGATTATCATATCCTTGCCAAGGTTTCCAGCCTTGGAGATCACCTCATCTGGCGTAAGGGACGCACCAAGATCAAATTTATCTATGGCTTTGATCTTGTCTACGAACTCTTGAAAGCAGGGATGGAAGGCCGTATTCTCGATTTGCGCGATTGCACGAATAATCTCGACATAAGCGTTGTACTCATCACCTGAATGCTGAAGTCTCTCATAATTCATGATTGAATTCAGTGTTCTCATAATACTAGCTATACCACCTATCTTACCCCGGTAGTGTGTTCTTTGCAGAAAGTTCAACAACTCTGGGATATAAGTCTGTTTGTCGGGATGTGCCTCCATGCCGAAGACTTCAAACACTTTTCCTATAGCCTCGGGGGTGTACCCTGGCCCCTCACCGCAAAAGTCGTCCCCTTGAACTGAAATTGATTTCAACTCGTATAATCCTAGCTTTTCGCCATAGATATTTACAGTTAGATTAACCAAAGAGTCCATTAAGTTGGTTATCGATGAACCTGATTTCATCGAAGAAGGCATTGGTCCAACTATTCGTTTGGGGGTTAATACCCGAACACCGTTTACAAGATTGTAAACTAATGCATCCCAAACGGGTGCTGCTTTCCCGAACCAATGTCGCGTTGCCTTACCCACTTCAAGCATAAGCCATGGTGGGATAGACGCGTCAAAGTTGGAAAGATCCCCAGCTACGACTATTCTTCCGCTATTATGGGCAGCCTCAAGCATTCGTTGCATCTCGATGTCGATGAATGGTAGGTCCAACCATGCGACAAACGGGTGCCCCTCTCTCCATTGGGAGTTTCTTGCGACTTCTTGCAAACCCACTGTTAACGTCTTACCCACAACGGCTTCAGCTTTCTCAAGGGCGATGACTAATCGTTCCCTCTTCTTGTCGCTGCGCCAATCTGGGCCTTTTGCCGTAAGGCGGTGAGAAACGATCGCGTTCCAAGGTGACGGTTTCCTACCCTTGTATGCGTCGTCAATAAAACGTTTGCTGCGCTCTAAAATATAGTCAAGAGATTTCTGCGCCTCCATCTCTTCCTTTCTATCCATTCCAGGTGCTGGTCGCCAGCGACGCTTGAAATGTATAGGGCCTGAGTTCTTTGTATGATCCAGAACATTGCTATCCCAACCAGACTCGTCTTTCCCAGCCTTTTCACTATAGAGCACTTCTTCGACTGCACGTATTCTAACGCAACTGGGCGGAAACATAGATCCTAACTCCTTTAAGCTAGCATCGAGTGCAGATCGATCTAATTCACCGCTGACAGGCTTGTCAGACATAATAGAATCGACCTTTGTCTCCATATCCTGAGACCAAGGATTAAAAGGCGACTTAGGGCCTATTGCACCTAATCCCTTCTTCTCGACAGCCGTTAGGTAATCTCGTAGATCCCTGGGTAAACTAGCCATGTTTGGTGAATCCAAAACTGTCGATAATACATCCTTGGCAGTTGCTTCTCTGATTGACTGCAATTGTGCACCTATTGCGTCATTCTTACGTCCTCGTAGCTTAGGTGTGAACATCACACTCATTAAGTCACGATCCGATCCGCGCGCTAAGTTACCCAGCCAAGCGTTTGCACGCCTTCGAGCGGTGCCATCTGCGATCATCCCGGCCGCGTACGCCTTACTGATCACGGCTAACTCTTCCCCCGTGCGGTTATCCCTTGCAGACTGCTTTACGCTGTTCGACGCGCCAGTTTGACGTGGCACTTTGGTGACTATTCGGGTTGTCTGCTTACTTCCCATTTGCGTTCCCCTTTGAAAAGGTTGTTAGTTTCTTTGGTGAAGCCAAC